AAATTAGTACCGGTGTCAAGAAAACTTGACAGGGGGGGTAAAGAAAACGTTACAGGTAGGGGTATAGAAAACTTGACACAAACTATACTCAATAGAACTATATCCAATGAACTATATTCTAGGGAAGTACAAGAACTTTATGTAGATAATATACAAAAGGTATGTGGATATGAAAAACCTACAAAAACACAATGGGGTAAGATCTATGCAGCTAGTAAACAATTACACGAAGCCGGGTATGAACCAACAGATATACCAGTTATTGCTGAAAACCTAGTTAAAACTTATGGCGTGGGTGCATTGACACCACAAGGCATAGTAAATAACGTGCATTTGGTTAAAGGTGCAAGAACTGCAACAAATAAAGATGTAAATAAAGCTATGGATCAGAAAGCGTTAAAAGATTGGGCAAAAGAACAATGAAGTTTGCATACGCTGATCCACCATACATAAATCAATCTAAAAAACACTATAAAAATCATAAAGACTATGCAGGTGAAGTAAATCATAAAGAATTAATAAATCAATTAGTTAAAGAATACCCAGACGGTTGGGCTTTATCTTTATCAGCTGTATCTTTAAAAGAAATCTTAAACTTATGTCCAGATGATGTAAGAGTTATGATTTGGGTAAAACCATTTCACGCTTGGAAAAAAGGAGTAACACCAAGCTACGGTTATGAACCAGTAATAGTTTATGGTGGTAGAAAAAGAACAGAATTTGGCAACAAACAAGTTAAAGCATTAGGTTTTACTGATTGGGTTTCAGCAAATATAACATTAAAAAAAGGTCTAACAGGTGCTAAACCACAAAAATTTTGTTTATGGTTATTTGAAGTTTTAAACGTACAACCCGGTGATACACTAGATGATTTATATCCCGGTACAGAAATAGTAAGTAATATGTTTAATTGGTATATAGATCAATATAAAGATGACGCAACAGATTTAAAAGAAATAAGTAAAAACAATGCAGTTGAGTATCTAAATGATAACTAAGTGCATATTAATTTACGCATTACTTGTTAATAATTTTGGTTATGGCGTAGCAGATGAAGTTATGGATCTAACTGATTGCGATAATTATGTACCAGAAACTTGTTATCAATACGCAACATTACTTGTAGAACATTTTGAGGAAAAAAACATAGAAACAGCTGTAAAAGTAATGTGGTGTGAAAGTCGCAACAAAGCAGACGCATATCGTTGGCAAGATCAAGATAGTGGCTTATTTCAAGCAATACCAAGAACGTGGGGTTGGGTAAAAGAACAACACGATATACCTTACTGGGATTACCCGGTTGGAAATACTTATGCACAGTTTATTCCACGTTATAATATTCAAGTAGCTGCATTACTTGTACAAGATATGCACACAAGAGATGATTATTGGAAACCGTGGAGTAGTAGCCAATGGTGTTGGGAAGATACAGACAAATGGATTGCGAAATGGCAAAATGAAGCAACTGGAAATAATTAATAAATTAAATCAATTAGATGTATTTGGACAGCTTACAGAAACAGCAAACATTTACGAACATTATGATTGCTACAACGATAACTACCTAATAGAAATTAAATCAAGACAAAGGCAGTACAATCCGTGGATCATAGAACGTTATAAATACGATAAAAACTATAAACAAGCAGTACAAGATAAAAAGCTATTCATATACCTTACAGAATATAAAACAAAAATGATTGCTTGGAATATTACCGATCTAACGCTTAATGGCTATAACTTTAATTGGGAAACAAGACTACAACCAGAAACAACAGAATTTTATTTAGATAAGCCAATACAAAAGCGTGTAGGTTATTTACTAGAACAGTTTGGTAAAATACTGCGATAATGACAAAAATAATGGGATAAATACACGACTACTATAATTCATACAATAGAATTAAGGATATGTGTGATATGAACACAGGTTATGATGACGTAAAAGAACTCGTATCAAATGTTATGGGTTTAAACGATTGGCTACAAGACCGTGAGCCAGTAGAACCAGTTGCAAAAGACGGCAGCTGGGGTGGTATGAACTTTACAATAAATTGGTTAGATAATACTAAATCACGTTATTGCATAAGACTTAACACAGACGGTACATACGATATGCAGATATTTCAGTATCAAGATTACAAACAACTAGGTTTAGCAATAGAACGTTCCTTACCACGTGAAAGTATATTGATGTTGCTAAGTACAACCTATCAAGAAATTACATCACAATCTAATCAAGTGTTAGATGATTTAAGGTTTGAAGTAAGCAAAGAAACACAAGAAATACTTAAAAAAGAAACCTAATCAACTACCATTGTTGTATGACTTGGCAAGACAGGGCTTTGTGTAATGGTATGCCGATAAATCAATTCTTTCCCGGTACTGATGAACGCACAGATAAACAATATTGGGAAACACACAGTATGTGCCGTGAGTGTCCGGTAAACATAGATTGCTTAGAATATGCACTAAATCAAGACTTAGAATATGGTTTATTTTGCTTACCAGAACGTGTTAGGCGTAGGTTTAAAACTAAACCACCTAAAGACTTGCTAAAGACAATGCAAGAAACATTTACAACATTAGATATTATTGAAGCTGAATTTGATTACTACGGTAAGTTAAAAAAGAAACGTTGTTTACGGTGTAATAGAAAAACACGTGGCTTTTACAAAGATTACGATAACTGGGGTGGTAGAAGTCATATATGCGTTAGTTGTCATATAGAAATACAAAACAACAAGCAAGTAGATAAGTTATTAGATCGTGAGAAACCAAGTAAGTCAATGCCAGAGTTTGATAGCTATGGACAGCTGGTAAGTAAATGCTGTACTAAATGTGGGGAGAGAAAGATAGCAGAAGAATTTAGTAAGCGTCCACAAGGCATAGGTGGTAAAACAAGTTGGTGTAAAGCGTGTACAAGAAAGAATTTAGAAATATGGCAAGAAAAACAGAAAAATAAGGTAAAGTGAATACAAAGGAGTGTTATGGAATTAATAAATGACGATTTTAGAAAATGTGATTGGCCAAACAATATACAAACTATTATTTGCGATCCACCATATAATATTGGATTTAATTACAAGGGTGGTTACAAAGACAGATTATCAACTTTAGAATATAAAGAGTTAATTAAAAATATGTTGCAAATAGGTTATGAACGTACAAATGTTGATGGTTCTTTCTTTATAATTAACTATCCAGAAATAATTGCTGAATTATTTGAAACTATAAAACAAACAGATTGGCAAGTACATCAATGGCTCAACTGGGTTTACCCAACAAATGTTGGTCATAGTAAAAAGAAATTTACACGAGCAAGTAGAACAATATTGTGGCTTACAAAAGACAATCCAAAAATATATATAGATAGAGTATTACAACCTTATAAAAACTTAAACGACAAGCGTATAAAAGAAAATATTGCTAATGGTCGAACAGGAACACATTTATACGATTGGTGGGAAATAAATTTAGTTAAGAACGTAAGTAAGCAAAAACATAATTATACAAATCAAATACCACAAGAGTTGCTTAAACGTTTAATATTTACAACTACTGATGAATTAGACTTAGTAGCCGATCCTATGTGTGGTACTGGTAGTACGCTAATAACAGCTAGTAAACTAAATAGAAATGGTTGGGGTTGTGATATTAACAGCGACTTACAAGAACTATGGGATAACAATGATATTTGATGAAGTATTATTAGATGACTTAGATGAAGAACTACCAAAGACCGTGTCTAAAGTGTCGTAGGTTATTCACACCAGACAACAACAGTAGAAGTTATTGTGCAGAACATAAGCCAATAATAAAACCTAAACGTAAATACAACTATCCTAAAGGCAAACGTGCTTATGATGACGCAGAATATAGACGCAATCGTAAGATAATTAGACAACAACAAAGGTTCTGCGTGTGGTGTGGAACAGGTGGAACAAGCCAGAACAAGCTACAAGTAGACCATATAATACCTATATCTAAGGGTGGTTCGCACGATTTAAGTAATTTACGTATATTGTGCCAAATGTGTCATAAAAAGCGTCAAGGAGTGGCACACAGGTAAATATTCCATAAACAGCTGTAAATAGCTAAAAACCATATAAATAGGGCTAATAAGGGGTATAGGGGGTACTATGTTTTTTATAGGTAAGACACCCACCACCCCAAACGTAGTTAGCACACTTTTTTTTTACCCAAATTTATGCTTTTTTTTGTTTTTTTATAGTTTTTAAAAAACGTTGTTTTGCGTGGTTATGTGATATTATGTTATTACGTAGTGGTTCTAAGTAAGATTGCTAATACAAAGGATTTTTATGACCGACAAACACCAAATAGCAGATGATCTTACAACATTAGCGTATCCAATAGAAAAACTTAAACACTTAGACGGCAATCCACGTAAAGGTAACGTTGAAGCTGTAAAAAAAAGCTATGAGAAGTTTGGACAAAGAAAACCTATAGTTGCAACTAAAGACGGTGAAGTTATTTCTGGTAATCATCAACTTGCAGCTGCTAGAGAATTAGGTTGGAATAAAATTGCAGTAGTTTTTACAAATGATGATGAATTAACAGCTAAAGCATTTGCGTTGGCAGATAATCGTACAGCTGATCTAGGAACGTATGATGATGATTTATTAGCAGATATGCTTGGTGCAGTTTCAAGTGATTTAGAAATGTTAGAAGCAACAAGTTTTACTGAAGATGATTTATATAAATTAATTGGATTTGATGAAGTTGATGAAAAAGAATTACCAGAAACAGCAAAAAAACCAAAAACAAAATTTGGTGATAAATATAAATTAGGTAATCATTTTTTAGTTTGTGGAGACGCAACTAATTTAGATAATTATAAAATAAAATGCGATATAGCGTTTACTGATCCACCTTATGGGGTTGATTACGAGGGTGGCACAAAAGAAAAATTAAAAATAGAAAACGACACTAGATTTGATTTAGAAGATTTGCTTTACGATAGTTTTGTGAATATATCAATGAGCATTAAAGGAAATGTGTTTATTTGTAGTCCATATAAAAATATTGATATATTTTCAAGATTATTTACAGATATATTTAATTTTTCTACATTACTTGTATGGAAAAAAGATAAACCAGTACTTACTAGAGGACATTTTAATTCTTTTTATGAACTTATTTTTTATGGTTGGTTAAAAAACAGTTCATCTTCTTATAAGGGAACTATGAAAGAAACAGATATTTGGGAAATACCTAGACCAAAAATTAATGATAAACACCCAACTTCTAAACCAGTAGATTTATGTAAAAAGGCAATAGAATTATCAAGTGACGTTAATGATTGGGTTTTAGATCCATTTTGTGGAAGTGGTTCAACTTTAATAGCTTGTGAAAGTATAAAAAGAAAATGTTATGCAATAGAATATGATCCAAAGTATTGTGATGTAATTGTTAATCGCTGGGAAAACTTAACAGGACAAAAAGCAGAACTCATAGATGAAATAAAAGTGGCCGACTAATGCCGACCACTTTATTACATAAAGAGAGTATAAAACCTCAACAAGAAATGCAGTTAAACAAAAAAAGTCAACTCCAACTCCTTATTAACTTATACTTAAATTTAAGGATACCACAATAATGGGTAAACGTGGTCGCATACCAAAACAAAAAGATAAATTAACAGGGCATAGGGATAATTCATTGAGTGTAATACACGGTGGTAAAGCATTTGAAACACCAAAAGCCAATTCACGTTGGCTAACTAAAACACGTAATTACTGGAAACAGTACTGGGAAAGTGAACTAGCAAGTACAGCACAACAAGTTGACTTCCCGGCATTTTATAGATTGTTTCAATATTATGATGAAGTGGAACGTGCTAATCGTACAATACAAAATTTAGGCAATAAAGGTTTATTAAGTGTTGGATCAACAGGGCAACCTACAATCAATCCATTAATTAGCTTAACCTTAAAGTTAGAAGAAAAAATATTAAAACTAGAACAAGAATTAGGATTAACACCACTAGCTAGACAAAGACTTGGTATTGCGTTTGGCGAAGCACAAATGGGCTTTAAACAATTACAACAACTTTTACAAGATGATGAAGAACAAGCATTGATAGATCCACGTGTATTAATGTTGGAAGAAGAATAAATGAGTTGGATAAAAAACAGCGTAGAATACGTAAAACAGTTTTTAGAAAATATAAATATAGATGACCACGACACAGAATTTGAAGAAGAAGAATAATGATTAGCTTACCAGAAACAAGGGGTGCAAGGGTTGTAAAGTTTATAGAGAAGTTTTGCGTACACGGTGAGGGTGATTTCTTTGGTGAACCATTTAAGTTAGATCAATGGCAACAAGCAATAATTTATGATTTATATGAAATTAAAGATAACGGTGAAAGAAAATATAGAGAAGCATTAATAGGATTACCAAAAGGAAACGGCAAAACAGCATTAGCAGCAGCAATAGGTATGTATGAACTTCTTGGATCTGGTGTAACTAGTCCATTAGTTGCCGTTGCTGCTGCAAGTTACGAACAAGCAAACCTAGTGTTTGGAACTATGAAAACTATGTGTCAAGAAAGTATATTTTTACGTGATATGGTTGAAACGTTTGAAAACGAAATACAAGTAAAGAACGCACCGGGTAGAGCATTTAGAGTTGCTGCAAAAGCAGGAACAGCAGACGGTGGTAGAAACAGTTGCTTTATAGCTGATGAAATACACGAGTGGAATAACATTAACTTAGAACGTGTACATTATGTTTTATCAAACAATACAGCTAAACGTAAAGACGGATTGGTGCTAAATATTACAACAGCTGGACACGATCTTGATAGTATGGCAGGTCGTATGTATCAACGTGGATTATTAAAAGAAGCAGGAAAACAAGAAGATGAAGAGTTTTATTTTAAATGGATTGGTGCAAAAGAAGATGACGTACCAACAGATGAAAGTATTTGGGAAAAAGTAAACCCGGCAATACCAAATGATTGGTGGCCAATAGAAAACCTTAGACGTAGGCATAAATCATTACCACTAAACGAATTTCAAAGATATCACCTAAACCAATGGACAAGAACAGAAGAAGAAAGTTGGATAGAAATAGAAAAATGGTTAGCTTGTCAAGATGAGGAACTAGAACTAGAAGTAGGCGTAGATACATTTGTTGGTGTAGATATGGCACTACGACACGACAGCGTTGCAATAGTGTATGGCCAGAAAGATGATAATGAAGTAATTAATATGAAATCTAAAATATGGCTACCAAATGATGACAACTTTATGGACTATCAAGAAATAGAAACATTTATTATTTCATTAATGACAGATTACAAAGTAAAAGAAGTAGCGTATGATCCAGCATTTTTTGAACGTTCTGCACAAGTATTGTTAGACCGGGGTGTACCTATGGTTAACTTTCCACAAACACATAGTCGTATGATACCAGCGTGTGGTAACGCTTATGATTTAATTGCTAACACAAAAGTAAGACACGATGGCGACCCAACATTTACAGATCAAGTAATGAGTGCTGCACAAAAGATAACAGATATGGGTTGGCGTTTATCTAAGGGTAGAAGTAAAAGAAAGATTGACGGTGCAATAGCTATGGTTTTAATGCTTGATAGGATAACTGCACCAGAACCACTTAGTGATGAACCAGAAGTATCAATAATTAATTTATGAATTTATATAATGGAAATTGCTTAGAAGTAATGCAGGATATTCCTGATAACTCTATTGATTTTATACTTACAGACTTACCTTATGGCACTACTCAATGTAAGTGGGATAATATAATTTCTTTTAATCCTATGTGGAAACAAATAGAAAGAATTAAAAAAAATAAATCTGCTGTATGTTTATTTGGTAATCAACCATTTTCAACAAAATTAATAAATTCAAATATTAATCATTATAAATATGATTGGATTTGGAATAAAAAACAAGCAGGTAATCCTTTAAATGCAAAAAGGCAACCTTTAAAAATATATGAAAACATACATATTTTTTATAAGCATAATTATTATCCAATTATGAGAATAGGAAAAATGAGAACTAAAGGTGGATTAAATAAGCAACCTAAACACACAAATAAAGTAAATTTAAATTATAAAGTAAAAAATAATAAATATTATCCAACTGCAATTTTAGAATTTTCAAATGCTAATAAAAGAAATAAAGTACATCCAACACAAAAGCCAACAGATTTACTTGAATACTTAATAAGAACATACACAAAAGAAAATGAAGTAGTTTTAGACTTTACTATGGGAAGTGGTAGCACAGGTGTAGCTTGTGTAAATACTAACAGAGATTTTATTGGAATAGAGTTAGATCAAGAATATTATAAAATAGCAAAGGAAAGGATAGATGAAAAACTATATAACAACACTAATTGAAGTAGTAGGTGCAGGACTTATAATTTATGGAGTATATACAATAAACGTATCATTAGCGTTAATAATCGCTGGTGCGTTTTTAATTACAGGAAGTTATTTAGCAGTTAGATGAGTTTATTCAAAAGAGAAAACAGGGACGCAGCTTTAGGAAACCTTGTTGATTTATTAGCTTTACGTGAGGGTGGTTTATACAACTACACAGGCGAAAAAGTAAACGAAATGTCGGCACTAGGCATATCAACTGTATTTAGTGCAATATCATTAATTGCAGACAGTATTGCGTTACTACCAGTTAAAACACTTCGTTATGATGGTCAAAAGACAATATTTACTGATAAACCAAAGTTTTTAGATAAACCTAATGTTGGGCTTGATCTAACAATGTTTTCATTAATGCACCAAATTATTACATCACTTGCTATGCACGGTAATAGTTTTGTGTTAGTTGATAAAGACAGACAAGGGCGACCAATACAACTTACCCCAGTACACCCAGAGAAAGTAAAGGTAGAAATGACAGACGGACAAAAATGTTATTATCTACAAACATCTAAAGGTAATTACGACAGAAAAATTACAAGTAATAATATGTTGCATTTCACTTGGTATTCTTATCCGGGACAGCTTATAGGTGTTAGCCCATTACGTACCAATTCAAATACTTATGGTCTTGCATTAGCTATGGAAAGACATATCGCACAATTCTATGGACAAGGTGGTACACCAAGTTCTGTATTAGAAACAGATAGAGATTTAACAGCTGAACAAGCAAATATATTAAAAGAAACTTGGTTAGGTAATCACAACAGAAATAGAAAACCAGCTGTTCTTACTGGTGGCTTAAAATGGAAAGCCATATCAGACGCAGCAGGAAATGAACTTATAGCTGCAAGAGATCAGATTGTTCACGAGATTGCAAGAGTGTTTAGAATACCAGCACATTTGCTTTTATCTAAAGACGGTTCAAACGTATATTCAAATATCGAAAGTAATGGTCTTGCATTTATTAGGCATACATTATTGCCGTGGATTAGAAGAATAGAAGATGGTTTTAGTACATTGTTACCGGGTAAACAGTTTGTTAAATTAGACACAGATGAATATGCACGTGGCGACCAATTAAGTAGGGTTAGGTCATTTCAAGTAGCAGTTAGTTCTGGAATTATGACACCAAACGAAGCTAGGGCAAAAATGGATTTAGAACCGTATGAGGGTGGCGACAAGTTCTACATTGGTTTACAAGGTGCATTGGTAGATCCAACGCTACAACCACAAGGAATAGACGAACACGAC